TATCTGCAACAGGACCAAACCTTATTGACGGGTTAACATTCGCTCAGTTAGTTGGACCATATGGGTGCTTACATTTAATCTTTAACAACAACTGGGATATCGTATAATATGAGTTATAACTACTTTCAACAAACAATCGTTCCTTCAACCACTGCCTGGTCTATTGGTACAGTACAAAGACCGTTTAAAGATATCTGGTTAGGTTTCGGTTCTGTTAACTTAGCTAATGCTACAGCCGGTTTAACCGGTGTTGCTCTAGATAATACTAGTAATATTTTTACTTTAGCAAAAGGTTCTGCCGGGTTACAAATATTAGACACTAACAATAATACTGTATTTTACGCAAATAGCGCTGGTAATGTTACAACTTATACAGCTGCAGCTTCAGCAAACAGTATTGGAGCATTTAATATTATCGGTAGTAGCTCGCGTACAACACAACTAGTCACTAACGCTGGGGTGATGATGCACGTTACTGGCAATGACAACTTAAATAATCGTATTGTATATGATTCATTTGGCTCAAACAGTGGGGTTGGTGTATTCCCACAACTTATTGGTCGTACAGCAAGAGGTACAGCAACCACACCAACATATACACTATCCGGAGACGTTATTTTTAGGATCACTGCAAACGGTTATAACGCTTTAAGTGGTTTTACACAGCCAAACGGTTCTATTACTTCTCCTTCATTTATTGAAGCAGTAGCTACAGAAAGTTTTAGCGGTCAGTCGGTTGGTACAGAATGGCGTTTTTATAATGCTACAAAAGGTGATGTTACTGGTGCAAGCACATTAGACTTAGTTATTGATAATACCGGTGTAAAAGTGCCTGTAGCAAGTGCTGGTATCACGTTTGGTGACGGGTCGTTTCAAAATACAGCTTATGTAGCGCCACCATCTGGTACTTATGCAGCACAAATTAGCGGTACCTGGGTACCTCAAATATCAGCCGCCGGGTATGCTTTGTCTGCTGTAGGTTATAGTGGCGGTACACCAGTAGGGGCGTATATAAAGACTGGTAGATATGTGTATTGCACTTTTAATATATCAGTATCTGCGTTTACAGGTGTATCAAATTCAGCTAATCTTTATTTAGTTAATTTGCCGTTCGCGGTAGAAGACGGCCCGTTATTAATGCCGTTTGGAGATTTAAGTGTTTATCGTTATGCCGGGCTTACCGGTGGGGGTCAAGGTATAACAGGCGGTAATGAAGGTACTAGTCAAGGATTTACACTGTACAATATAGGCCCTGGATCAACTGTAAATCTTACACCAAATATCTTTTCTGTACCTGCTTCAATGGTCGGTTCATTGAGGTATATGTCTTCTTAATAAATATAAACAATGAGTAACAACTTTGCATATCAAGCATTACAAGGACCGATAGGATTTTCTGGTATAAGCGGTTTTAGTGGCCCTGGCGCCAATCAAACACTTAATACGACAAGTAATGTAACATTTCAGAGTGTATCCGCCTCGAGTATAATAGTAACAAATCCAATAACATCTCCAACGGTTTCTAGCTCATATGTTACTGTGGCTACGTTGAGCGGAGACATAACCACCCCGGCTGGTTCAGATGTATTGATGCCTTGGCAAACAGTTGTAGCCGATCCTAACAGTTGGTTAAATACTTCAACATATCGTTTCACACCAACAATACCTGGTTTTTATCACGTAGAGTTTCAGGTCTGGTGGCGTACTGCTTCTCCTGCCAATGCTTGGGGTCAGAATAACCTACAAATTAGAAAGAGTGGTTCTACACAAACCATAACACAAACAAACCCACTATCGGGTAATGGTTACAGTCAGATTACATCAAAAGTTATATACTTAAACGGCTCCGGAGATTATTTAGATTTTACCGCTTATAGTAATCAATCTAGCGGACAAGGTATACAGTATGGTGGTGGTGTGGGTCAAGGCACATACTTTAGTGTGTTCTTAATAAGTAGATAATAGTACTGGCATTTTATTAAATCCAGTATATAATAACAACCTACAGTGTAAATATTAACAATGGCCCAGCAACCTCAAAACTATTTCGCAAGGTCTTTTAACAATTTTGTTAACAAATTACCATATACTGGTAATTCAACAGTTATTGATAACATTTCTGAGCTAAATCCAAAGTTCCGTACATTTTATAACGTTGGTACCACTCAACAGGAAAAAAACTTAAAGCAGGCTGTTTCCATTGTACAGGATCCTAATAATCCGGTTAGTAACTTAAACGGTGTTATTATTGATAAAGGTTACCACGATTACCTATATGCTTTAATTGATACAGATAAGGGTAAGAGAATTGCCGACTATCGTATTATGGCTTCTTATGCAGAAATTAGTCACGCATTAGATGAATTCTGCGATGATGCTTTAGTTAAAGATGATAAAGGTAAATACGCTCAATTGCATTTAAGTGAACGTTTAGACGAAGGTCAAAAGAAAGAACTAGAAAAAAACTTTAATCAAGTTATAGATCTTTTTAATCTTGATACAAAGGGATGGGAATATTTTAGGACAATTTTAATTGATGCTGAGCTTTTCTTTGAAAATGTAATTAACGAAGAAAATAAAGAAGCCGGTATTATCAGTTTAGTACAAATACCAACTGAACATATCAATCCTATTTTTGATAATGTTCAGAATATGATTATTAAGGGCTATCTTTTACAAAAACCAAAGCCTAAAGAAGAGAACAAAGGTGGTTTTGTAAACAATCGTGGACCTTCTGGTGGACCACAAAAAGACGGTATGGATTTAGTACCTCTTGAACGCCATCAAGTTACATATTTACACTCTCATATATGGAATGAGAACAAAACGATTCGTCTTCCTTATCTTGAAGTAGCGCGTAGAGCATATAAACAACTTTCGTTAATTGAAGACAGTATTGTTGTTTATCGTTTAGTAAGAGCACCAGAACGTTTAGCATTTTATGTTGATGTAGGCAATATGCCTTCAGCAAAAGCAGAAGCGTACTTAAAACGCTTAATGCAAAATTATTGGTCTAAACGCACATACGACAACCAACAGGGTGGTAACGTAAACGTTTACGATCCTCAATCAATGTTAGATAGTTATTGGTTTGCACGTCGTAACGGAGAACAGGGTACAAAAGTAGAAGTGCTCAAGGGCGGTGCAAATTTAGGTCAATTAGACGATTTAAATTACTTCGTTAAAAAACTATACAAAGCATTACGCGTACCTTCAAGCAGGTTAACGCCTGATACTAAGTTTGCAGATGGTACTGAAATTTTACGAGAAGAATTAAAATTTGCACGTCTTATTATAAGGCTGCAAAGACAATTTGCTTCTTCAATTAGAGATACATTGATTACTCATTTAAAGCTAAAGGGCTTATGGAAGGATTACGGTTTACGCGAAAATGATATCGGTATTACATTAAACCCTCCTTCACATTTTGCTGCAATGAGAGATCAGCAATTATTAGATATAAAATTTAATAACTTGAAGAACGCTACAGCAACGGAAAATTTAATATCTAGAACTTATGCACTGAAAAAGTTTATGAATTTTAGTGATGACGAAGTTTTAGCTAATAGAGAATGGTTAAAGAAGGATGCAGCTTTTGCTTGGGAATTAGATAAGATTGCTACTCTTGGTAAGAATTGGAAAGAAGCTATGACAATGGGTCAGGGACCTGAAGGTCAGGGCGGACCTGGCGGTGGAGGCGGTGGCGCTGCCCCTGGTGCTATGAATGCTCCATCATTTGGTCCTGGACCGGGTGCTGGTGCTGCTGAGATAGGACCTGGACCTGAAGCGGGTGGGGCTGCACCAGCAGCTCCTGCACAAGCTCCTGCAGCAGGCGGAAGCGCTTTACCTCCAGGTTAATTAACCTAAGAAAAACATTGGCGGCTGTTGAGCTTCTGAGAATCCACCTTTTAGTTCGTCTTCAAGAGCTTTCTTTTCTTCGGTGCCCTGTCTCATTAGTTCTTGATACTGTATAGTACCTTGACCGAACAACTGAGTACCACCAAACTTACCACGGGTATTAGCTATAGAAATTTTCATTAACGCTTTTGCGTATTCCATTACCCAACGCTCTTTAACTAAATCTTTAATTGGTCTTTCAACATATACACCCACACAGGCATAATAACGGGTACCGTTAGTTAAATTCGGTTCTGGAGTAATTCTTAATACTTGAGAACGTGGATCGAAGCGGCAGTATTGCTTTTGTGCAAATAACTTTTCACGAGTCTTTAACCAGTCTTTTAATACGTGCCAGGTAATTAAGTCGAATGCTTTACTACCTAATGAATATGCAAAATGCATTTGTTGTGCCAATGATTGTTCAATAGTAAACAGAGTGTTTACACCTTCATTAGTACCTTCCTGGAAGTTATAAATGTCGATTACTTTTCTGTAATCGTTCATATCTACATCCCAACCGGTTTGAAATGTACTTACCGCTCCAGATAAGTCTGGCGTATGATTAATTAAAGTGTCGAGTTTAATACCTTTATAAGGTGTATACAAAGCACTATCAAACACTAGCAATTCTTCTGTACCGGGTGTAAAGCGTGTAAACATTTCAATTGCATATGCAATCATATCATATGCTGCTACACAAGCAATTTCTAAGTTAATTAACGGTGCACCTAGCTGAAAGAATATACGTTCAGCTAACATATCGTAACTTTGAATACGATTATTTAAATTTGTTGAAAGAAACGCTGAAGGCCCTACTGTCGATGTTGTTACCGGTGCAACAAATTGTAGCAACGATAAATTATAATTACCACCACCAACAACTGACATTTGATCAACTGTGACGAATACGTTATTGGTATTTTGACCGGACAGTCCAGTTACTACACTATTGTTTAATCCAGAACCATTAACAAACCAACCTTTCTGTACATCGTTAATACTAGGTGGACTACCACCAGCTACAGGAAACCCACTAACGCTGTAAAATTGTAAAAGATTACCACCCTGTGCAGGTGGTATAGTTAGATTAGTATACGCAGGCGTTGGATTGTAAGCATAAGCCATACCTATACTTAGGTAATCTTAAGTGTTGAGAGTACTATGTTCGCTACTTCTTCTCCGCTTAAAAACACTTCTTCATTATACTGTACTTGCCACCAGTAACCAAATTGATCGGGTCTTAAATATTTGCGATCTTTAAGTATATTAGTATTCTGCTTATATCCAAATATCTTAGGATCGGACATACCGAATATAACAAAACCGTTAGGCGTTTTATAGTATGTAGCAAAATGATTAAAGAAGTTGTCTACCGACATCCAAAAATCACAGTCTTTAATATATTCACATAAATCTTTTTGTGATAAATTATGCTTTATAGTGGTTACACCTTTTAAAATTTCTTCTCCGGTTACACCAATTTGTACTACCTCTAAGTTAGGTATTTTATCTTTAAGTATAGCGATTACCTGTTCCCAGTAAGGATAGTTCTTAGGGTTTTTTTCACCCTTAGGTAATTTTTGAGAATAAGGGCTAATTATTAATTTCATAAAAATACTTTCTTATAAGCTTCTTGTACGCTGTTTTTCCAATTGTTCTCTAACATATACTTGTAAACGTTATGAGCGTCTTTATTAACAAACGGTGCACCTTCTGCTAAGGAACAGAAACTGACGTTTTCATCTGTAATGTCCCAGAAGCAGTCTGGCCAACAGCACGCAACTACAATTTTATAATCTCTGTAACGTTTAATTAATTCAACAAGCACTGATTTAAATGCGTAGTGATCTCCACGACCGCTATCTAAGAAGTAAAACCGGTACTTGTTTGTAACAATACCCCAGGTAGCGAGTTTGTTGCGGAAGTTAATTTCATCACTTTGCAGCATTCTGTCATCCTTTTCACTACGTATGCCACCCTTTTGATAATGAAAATGCCAAGTAGTTAAACCTAATAACGCTACTAACTTCCAACCAGCACGGTGCATTTCATATGTAAAGATGGTTTCCTCTCTATGCCCTTTTCTGGAAAGAGAAGTATCATAGCCGTGTTTTGCAGCTTCTACTCGATATAAAAATGTGCTGCCTTGCAAATGCTCTACCTCTTTAATGATTATCTTGCCCTTAACATAAGACCATTGTTCATTTAATCCGAGAAAGATATCCTCTATTTTATTAGATGCTAATGTAGACTCTCCTACAGGATTTTTAGGGTCTACTATAGAAGGACCGACAGCCCCTATCTTTGGGTCTGATGTTATAGTTCTATAAAGTACTTCTAAAGTATCCGGTAATAATATATTATCATCGTCTATACGCCATAAAAATGGAGTTTCGCAAGTCTTTCTTGCATTTTCGTGATTTGTTACTTGTCCTGCACGAGAACCCGGTAACCATACCCAAACTATTCCAGAGTGTAAAAGAGCCGCAAGTATATTGTTAAGTATATCATTTTTACGTGGATCATCAAAGTTATCATTATCATCATAGATAATAACTTTGCAAGGCTTAGAATTTTGCGAAACAAGGGATTGCAAAACCAATGGAAGTGTAGTTTCATTACGACCCCTTGTAGAGATTGTAGCGGTTACATCGTTTAAAATCATTTATATATTTTATGTTAACTCTTTAAAAATACAAGGTATTACATAGTTTTTCCGTCAGGGATGCATAAATATAAACAATGCTGTATAAACTTATTACTCAGACTCCAATTTGTGAGGGTTTAGATTACCTCATAGAGGAAGGCAACAAAGACAAGCCGGCTAATATTTACGTGTCTGGAGTGTATATGGTGGCGGAAGAAAAGAACCGTAACAACCGTATTTATAGCCGGGATGAAATGGCTCAAGAAGTAGCGCGTTACAATGAAGAATTTGTAAAAACTAATCGTGCATTAGGAGAACTTGAACACCCAAATAGTGCTAATGTTAGCAGTGAACGTGCTTGTCACCTTATTACTGAGTTACGTATGGACGGGAATTTAGTAAAAGGCAAGAGTAAAATTTTACGTACCCCATTGGGAGAAATAATGAAGTCCTTGGTTATGGACGGGGTTAAAATGGGTATGTCTTCAAGAGCTTTAGGAACAGTTGAAGAAAAGAACGGTACAAATTTTGTTAAGAATATGAAACTCATTACAGTAGACGCTGTTGCTGATCCTTCTGCACCAGGCGCTTTCGTCAATGGTATTCTTGAATCTAAAAACTTTATCATTAAACAGGATGGTCGTTATGAAGAAGTATATGACATTTTTGAAAATAAACTCGCTTCATTACCCAAAAAAGAAGTAGATCTCTATCTAAGAGAAAACATTATCCGTCTTATTAACAGCCTTAAATAATATGAATCAAAAGAAACAAATTGCAAGTTTTATTAAACACGTAGTTGATAACAACTACTCTGCCGCTAATTCATTATTACAGGCAGTAGTTAATGAAAAAATTAAAAACCGTATCCAAAAAGCGGATACAATAATCACAAACAAAACATCAAAAAAATCCTAATAATAGGACCTAATACACTAAATATTTAATACGATATGAGCCAAGACATTCAAACAATTCTCAAAGAAGCAACTAAAGACCTTTTGTCCGAAGAATCGCTCAAAGCTATTTCTGAGGCTGTTCAGGCTAAAGTTGACCTCGCTGTTGAAGCAGCTTTAGTGCAGCAAGACGAAGAATATTCTTCCAAGCTACAGCAAGTATTAGAAGCTATTGATGCTGATCATACTACTAAACTCACAAAGATCGCAACTCGTATCGATGAAGTACACGCAAAGCAATTTGCTGAAGCTTTAAACAAGATCGATGTAGATCACTCTGTAAAACTGCAGAAAGTAATGCGCCGTTTTGACAGCATTATCAACAATGAAGCTGATACATTTAAGAAAACAGTTGTTGAAAACGTTTCATCTTATCTCGATCTTTATCTTGATAAAGCAATTCCTGCTAAAGAAATTCACGAAGCCACACTCAATACTCGTAACTCAAATATTATTGAAGAAATTAAACGTTTAGTAAGCCTTGATGAAACTTTCGTAAATGAAAGCGTAAAAGAAGCTTTATTAGATGGTAAAAAGCAAATTGATGAAGCTAATACTAAAGCTGCAGAAGCTGTAAAGAGCGCTCAACTATTAAGTGAAAAAGTACAAAAGCTCGAAGCAAATCTTTTATTAGAAAAGAAATCCTCAAATCTTCCAGCTAATAAAAAGTCCTATGTACAACGCGTACTTGCTGAAAAGGATGTAAAGTTTATTAACGAAAACTTTAATTATACTTTGGAAATGTTCGATAAACGCGAAGAAGAAAATCTTCAAACACTTAAAGAATCCACAAAGCCAAAAACTCAAGGTGTTGACGTTGTAACAGAATCAAAAGAAGTAAAGAAGTCGACAAAGTCTTTCAGCACAGCTGATACAGACGATGGCGAACAGTATGTTACTGAGTCTTACGTCTCGTTATTAAAGAACAAACTCGTTTAATAAAAAAATCTGATTTTTTACACAAAAGCCCGAGAAATCGGGCTTTTTTTTGTAAGTATATCTACACGTTGAAGTACTGTTAAGTACTTGAGGTAATGTCAGTTAAAAAAATTATTTAGATATGAAACAAATCAAACCTTCACAATCCTACATCGATCGTGATCGCGCAGCAAGCTTACTCAAAAAGTGGGCACCATTGCTCGAGCACAACGATGACGCAACTCCTGCAATCAAAGATGATCACACAAAATTAAATACTGCGATCCTTCTTGAAAATCAGGAAAAATGGTGCTTTGAAGCAACTAATGCAGCTGGTTACGGTGGCGTTTTCGGTAACACCCAAGATGCTCCTACATTAGGCCGCTCAAGTGACTTCTACGCACAAGGCGATGCTCGCTTACCAAAGATCCTCATTCCGATGATCCGCCGTACTTTCCCAGAATTGATCACAAACGAAATCGTTGGTGTTCAACCTATGAGCGGCCCTGTTGGTCTAGCATTTGCTCTACGTTACAAATATGAACAGAACCCACTCGGTGCTACAGCTGGGGATAACCAATACGGCAACAACGGGGCTAACGCTCCTCAAGGCTGGACTGGTGCTAACATCTATCCAAACAACACTGAAGTAGGTTGGAACTACCTCAACACAAACTTCACAGGTACATCTGCTACATTCCTTTCTGGTCTTGGTGCTGGTGATACTAACTTCCCAATTCTTGCTGCTGATCAAGGTATTGCTCAACTCTTAAGCAATTTCGAGTTAACAAGCAA